CACATCAATTCACGACATCAATATCTGGCTGCGTAAGAACAATGAAGGCAGTGCTGGCGACGTGCCGGCCAGTGATAGCAAGTTCAGCATTATTTCAAGTCACGGCGGCGTTGATGGTCACGTTATTGGCTGCGTAAATTACGTCCTAAAACTTGCTGCCAATGATTACTTGGAATTGATCTGGTCTACAACTAACGTTGCCGCAAGCATTCAATCCTTACCATCATCGCCATCAGGACCGGCACATCCGTCTATTCCCGGCATTATCCTGACTGCAGTACAGGTGGCCTGATAAATGGCGCTAGCAACATCGCTACGGAAAGTTGCCAGCAAGCTGATGTTAAAGTTCGGCGGCGAAGTAACGTTCCGCAGAATCACGACTGGAGCGTATAACACTTCCACGGGGGTTGCTACGCCAACTGCTGCTTCGACAACCGTCCGTGGCGTGCTGGAGGATGTGAACGAACGAGAGGTCAATGATCTGGTCAAAGGCACGGACAAAAAACTGACCGTAGCTGCTGCTGATCTGAGCTTTGAGCCTGCGGTGTCAGATCAGGTGACTATCGCAAGCCGCATCATGCAAATTATTCAGGTAACAAAGATTGAGCAAGATAATACGGCTATTGTCTTTGAGGTCTTCCTGAGGGAGTGACATGGCCAAGCAAATCAGCATTGACGAGATTGGTGATTACGCAAGCAGCCAGCTAAAAAAACTTGTACGTCTTGCAATCCTTGATGCTGATCGACGACTGAAACTTGCCAGTCCAGTTGATACAGGGCGTTTTAGGTCCAATTGGCAAATCACGCAGCAGGAATTTAGCGGCTCTGTCAGCAATAACTTGCCCTATGCCGAACGCTTGGCTAATGGTTGGTCTCAGCAGGCACCTGCTGGCTGGATTGATGCAACGGCAAAAGATGTGCAGACTTATGTTGATGCTGAAGCCGCTCGTATTGGTAATCAGTCATGAGTCTTAATACCCTTCGTGCTGCCATAGAGGAACGCATCGCAACTGAGTTTGCCGCCTCACCGGCATTGCAAGTCGCTTACCAAAACGTTCCGTTTACCCCGCCCAATAACGCCAGCTGGATTCAGACAAGCATCCTGTGGGGAGACTCTGCTTATCTGACCATCTTGACCACTGCAACCCGTGGAACTGGCGATGGCTTTGATCGTCGCAACGGCACGCTTGTTTTCAATATCTTCTCCTCGCGTGGTGCAGGCCCTGGCGCAAACTTGACCATCGCCCAGCGTTGCATTGATCTGTTCTCACGTTTACAGCTGCAAAATATAAAATTTGACGCCGCAAATGGACCGCGTTCCATCGAACCCCCTGCGCCGGAAGGGTTTTACCAAACTCAAGTGACCATAACTTTTGAGGCTTATGAGCAAAGCTAGAATCTGATCAGCCACTTACCGTTCACAACATGGCTACTGTTCTGTCCGGTACGTCCGGCGCCCTCTACTACAAGCCTGCTGGCACCAAGGCAACCTTTGGCGAAACCGCCGTTGATGTTGCTGATGATGAAATCACAGTTGCTACCTACCTAAACTTCAAGGTTGGCGATCCTGTGGTCTTTAGTGTCGTCAACACCGAAACTGGGGGCACTGGCACTGGCACTCTGCCTGCTGGCATCACGGCAGCGACCACTTATTACGTCATTACCTACACCGCTGCAACTGGTGTACTGAAGGTTTCGGCTACCGCTGGTGGTTCTGCTGTTGCCATCACTGACGACGGCACCGCTGTTACGCCTAACGCCTTCCAGGTTGACTACGCAGCTTATGCCGCTGTGGGTGATGTACGCGAATGGTCTTTTGAGATCACTCGTGAAGAAATCGACGTTACAACCATTGGCCAATCGCTTGGTCAGTACGCACCGTTCCGTCGTTACATCACTGGTTTTGCTGATGGCGAAGGTTCCGCCACCGTCTACACCACTGACGACGACAGCAACCTTGCTAACCGCATGGTTCAAGACGTGATCCAACGTCAACAGACTGGCGCAGCCTTCAAGCTCTACATTGATCGAGTGTTGAGCGGCGGCAGCCCCAGTGCAGCCCTAAGCCGTAGTGTTGAGTTTGACGCGGTGCTAACTTCTGCCAGCCTGACCGTCAATCCTGACGATGCTCAGTCTGTAGAGATCGCCTTCCGCCCGGCGGGTACTCCCACCTTTGACTTCAGCAAGAGCTGATAAGCTTGCGCGGGACTCCAAACGAAATCGCCCCTGGGTTGCACCGGGGGCTTTTTTGCGTCTAAAGTATCAACAAACAGCTGTTTTTTATGCCTGCTCAGTCGTTGCGTGCGCTTGACCGTCTTAAGAAGGCTGCCAACCTGACGCCCATCAAAAAGTGCGTCAAACTGTCCAACGGTGACGAATTTGAGTTTTACTGCACGCCGCTGACGATGGCGGAACGTGAACGCGCACAGAAGAATGCCGGCAGCGATGAGGCGACTGCGTTTGCGATGCAATTGCTAGTGCAGAAGGCCAAGGATGAAAACGGTGAACCCTTGTTCCGTGCCGGTGAGATCGCTGAGCTTAAAAACGAAGTGCGCGATGCCGACCTGCAAACGCTCATGCTGGCAGTGATCACCAACGACTCTGACGTAACCGAGGACGAAGCAAAAAACTAACCCGCGAGATTGGGCGAGACCATGAGCTGTTGTTGATGGCTCGCCTTGCCAGGGATCTTGGTTACACCTTGGCTGAACTCGCGGAACGCATGACCCACGAGGAACTGTATCTTTGGGGGTTGATTTACCAGCACGAATATCAAGAGCAAGAAAAAGAGATGAAGAAAGCGCGGCGGCGGTAGACTGACTGCAGGATTGGCTTGGTGCTGTGGCTGTTGTCGCCAACGTTGCGATCAATGTTGACGCCAAAGGCGCGGTATCCCAGCTCAATCGCGTAGATGCAGCAGCAGGCGAACTAAACAGAACTTTTTTTAGCCTTCAAAATGCAGTAGCGGCTTTAGGGCTTGGTGTTGCGATTAAGAGCATTGCCGATATTGGGCAAAGATCTGAGCAGACCAAAAATCAAATCAAAGCTTTAACAGCTCAATATGGCGAGCTTGGTGCAGCTACGGCATCCGTTGATCGCATCCAGAAAGTCTTAGGCGTTAGCACTCTTGACGCCAGAGAGGGATTTGCTCAGCTTTATGCGGCGTTGCGCGGCACTGGCGTTACGGTGCAGCAGCTTGAAGTTCTCTTTGTTGGATTGACCAATGCTGCACGGCTTTCAGGCGCTGGGGCTGCAGAGGCGCAGGGCGCATTACTTCAGCTCAAGCAGGCATTCGCAAGTGGCAGTCTTTCTGGCGATGAACTGAGAAGTGTCCTAGAGGCAATGCCTGCATTTACGCAGCAGTTAGCCAAGGAAACTGACAGGCTTGGTCTTACAACAAATGCCACGTCAGCTGACATTAAAAAACTAGGCAGCGAAGGCAAGATCACATCGGATATTTTGTTTAGAGCAGCGCAAACACTAGCTGTTTCAAACGCGCCAAATATAACGACAGCCGAGAAGCTTGGCATTGCATTTACAAACCTACGCGAAAAACTTGCGGAAACTTTTGGCCCTGTAATTATTGATGCAGTAAGGGTTTTTACAGCATCTGTTACCGCTCTTGGTAATTGGTTCAAGGCCAATCAAACACCTATTCAGCAAGTTTCAAGTGTGCTGTTAAATCTTCTGAAGGCTCTTGCACCAGGGGCAGCAGCTGTGATGATCGTTGTGAAAGCCTATCAAGCTTGGACAATTGCCTCTAAGGCTTTGGCGGCTACCCAAGCGTTTTTAGTCGCCCTGACCGGTCCCAAAGGAGTTGCGCTAGTTGCGGGCGCTGCCATCGCCGCTGGTGTCGCCTATACAGGACTTAATAAGATCCTACAAGGAACAGAAAGTGAACTAAAAAAACAAAAAACCGAAGCCCAGCAAGCTCAAGAAGCGTTTCGCAAGACCGCTTTAAATGTTCAACCTATACCCGGAAAAATAAAAGAAGCTGCTGCTGCCACTACAGAACTTGGCATAGCAGCTCAAGCGACACTTGATTTTTATAAGCAGCAAAAGATTACTATCGATGGGCAACTAGCTTCATTGGAGCGTGGAGCCGCTTTGACAACGAAGCGGTATGAAGCTTTGCTGGCAATCAATGGTCTTGAGCAACAGCAGCTTGAAAGGAGTTATCAACAAGCAAAAACTGCTAGAGAAAGATTCGACATTGCAGTTCAGATCCTCAACAAACAACTTGAAGCGGCAAAGATTGAGTATAGCCAAGCGATTGAGGCAATAAAATTAGAGGAACAGAAGCTTGATTTGCGACTTCAGCTAGAGCAAACAAAACTAAGGGAAATAGACGCAGAAGCTGATTTGCAAAAGTTAAAAGCGTCTGACATCAAGAACGCGGATGAGCGGTTAAAGAAAGAACAAGAGATTGATCAAAAACGTAAAGACGCCATAGCATCTCAGCAAGGAGTAATTACAGAACTTGAAAAACAGATACCAGCACAAAAGCAAATCGCAGAATACGAAGAGCAGGTAGCAGCCCTGAAATTTGAATCAAACAAACTTACAGCTCGTGGAGCATTTGAGCAAAAATTAACTAGCCAAGAAATTGGAGTCAGCAAGGAACGCGCTGCACAGCTCTCTGGTCAAATTGCAGACAATGTTAATATCACGAGAAATCTAAAAAATGAATATAGTGGCGTTGTGATGCAAATTGAACGCGCTGTTACGGCGCAGCAACGCTTAAATCAAGCTCGACAAGGAGGAAATCCAGCGCCTGCTCCGGCTCAATCTGGATACGCACAAGGCGGTTATGTTAGTAAACCAACTCGCGCAATTATTGGTGAAGGCGGGGAGTCAGAGTACGTCATCCCAGCCAGCAAGATGAGCGCAGCTATGTTGCGCTACGCATCCGGTCAGCGTGGCGATTCCGTCATCCCAGGCGGTAACACTGCTGGAGCACCCGGCGGTGACATGGGCTCGACAAGCATCAACCCCATGATTAACGTGACTACAGGCCCCGTCATGAACATGAACGGCAGCAACTACGTCAGCCAACGCGATTTTGTCGCTGGTATGCAGGCTGCCAGCCGCCGTGGTGCTGAAATGGCCCTGTCCGCTATGCGTAAAAATGGTGGCATCCGCCGTTCCGTCGGAGCACGCTGATGGCAGTACGCGCTATTGCAAGCTTTTTACTTATTTACCCCGATCTGACACCACCAGGCACAAATCCTCTGTACTTATTCCAAAACTACTTTCCCAACCCCACTAGCGATGGCTTTCTTACATATGACTATAGATCTTTCTCGGTATCCAATCTTTTAACCGATAAAAATAGCACATCCCACGATTACACAATAACCTTTCCTGCGACAGTCGAAAACGTAGATCTGGTT